AACGTCCTACCCCTGAACCCTACCGGTATGCCAGCGACGCTTAGGCGGGCTTCTATGCGTTCCTGCTTTTTGCGTTCCTCGGTGGCCTTGTCCTCGATCTCTTGCAGCTCGCGCTGGATCTTGGCGCACTCCTGGCAGCCAAACCAAATCACACGGTCCTGGCGTCCGCTGAACGATCCGCCGCGTTCGGTGTATGCGCCATGGTGCTCGCACGTCGCTTCGCGCTCAAACGTCGTCGGGTTGATCCCGCTGTCTCCGAGTTTCATCATGGCCGCGCCACCCTAAAACCCTGGTCCTCGTAGCTCTGGGTGAATTCCTCGGCCGTCATCTCCAACCCCATGTCGTTCATCTTCGATTTTGTGCGCGCCTGACCGGTGTTGGCTTTCGGCTCGAAAAGCCCCTGCCACCCGTTCGTGATCGAGGCGTCGATGATCGCCGCGGCGCTGTGCCCGCTCGCAATGCAAGTTTCCAGGAATGCAGCCTGCTTGTGCATCGTCGGTTCGGCATTGGAGAGCTTTCGCTTGCGGCGATACTCGATCCACTCCCGCCACTTTTCTGCCGGCAGTCCGTTTGGCAAGGCGACGGTAAGCGGATCAAACCGAGCCGGCTTGTCCGGCGTCCCTTCTTTTTCTTTTTTATGGTTATTGGTTATTGGTTCTTGGTTATTGGTTGGGATTAGATCGCTACCATCTTTCAGATCTGATTTCGCATCTGATTTAAGAGATGGATCAGATTTCCAGCGAGATTTATTCGCGTTTTTGGCGCGTTCGGCCTTTGCGTGGTAGCCGGCGATTTCCTCGTCGCACCGCTTACTTCGGTACCCATCTTCTGATTTCAGAAAGAAGTCAGACACGACATTGGATATTTCTTCGATGTGATCTCGCATCCCGATCAGACGCGCAATCTTGTCGATTTCAAGCGGGAGCGGCTTCTCGCTGGTGTAGTAAAGATCCAGCATCCTGCGGTAGGCAAGATCCTCCATCAGCGACAAGTGCTTGGTGTGTGCGGCGTAATCGCCCAAATGAAATGAATAAAAATTCATTGTGCCCCCTTGGTGTTGAACCAATTGAAAGCCCGGCGAAGGCCATACGATCGGGCAATTGATATGACTGTAAAAATGAGCCCCATGCCGGCCGCGTCCGAGACGCTGACCGAATAACCGAACAAGGGAAGGACAAGCATATTGGCGGCGACACTGATTCCGTAGCCAATAGCGACGTTGGCGAAGGCCTCAATCATGCTGTGTGTGCGCGATTGGCTCATGGCCTCGGCTCCCACAAAACCTTTGGCGAAAGGTTCGATGAGCGAGCCGGCGCATAGCCTATCTTGCAGATGTATCCATCCTTGGCGGCTCGGCGCATGACTGCGCCCCATGCGCGTTCATTTTCCGGCGCGTCGATAATCCCCATCGCTTCGCACCAGGCACGCACATCTTCAGCGAGAAATTGCCGACCTGGGTGTTGGGCTAAGTATTTGCGGACGGCTGAAACCGCCTCGTCTTGCCATCCCTCATGGTCGCGATCGGCCTTATCTGCTGCGCGGGCAATTCCGACTGCGCGCCGCGTCAATGCTGCATCGTAGTCATCCAGTTCCAATTGATTTTGGTTCATACGAACTCCAAAAAAAAGGCTCTAAGTCACTTCTCTCACCCTTTCGGGTGTTGGCGGACTGGTGACGAACCAGCAGAGAAGTGGCTTAGAGCCCGTCGTTAAAATCCCGCCAAGGATCCGCAGCACAAAGGCCGCATGGTTAGAATTCTATCATGGTGTTTTGATAATCGAACCACTACGGGCAAAAATATTTGCGTCCAGTTTGGTCGCAGGCAGTGTCAAATACCATTGGATGAGGAAACGAGCGCTTGTCCATTCGTATACGGTATGCACCGACCAGCCATTTTCCGCCAGGCGATTCGCGTACCAGATCTGCTCGGCGGTCATCTTGTTGCGGCCGAACTTCATTTCTACCGATAGCCCGAAGTAGCCACCCCGCGCGACCGGCAGCCGGACATCATGCACGCCCTTGAGCATACCCGCGGCTTTCGCTTTGCCTGCCTGGCCGATGGTGAGCTTGACCCCGTTCATCGTGCCTTCCAGCAGATCTATATCCGGATATTTTTTTACCGTCGCAGGATGACGCGCCCATTCGAAAAGCGCCTGCTGATGCAGCGCCTCACTCATGGCCGCCAATCTCGCGCTTGATCTGCGCCACGAGATCCCATTCAGATCCAAACTTATCCTGCCAGGTCTTTTGACCGGCATGGAAGGCAACGCCATGGCCTCCCAGGCGGTGATGCGTCGGGCACAAAGGGATCACGTCCATATTGCTCGATCGCTGGCCTTTGCCGACGCCCGAGCGGGGATGATGCAATTCGGCCGGCGTCGCCCCGTGGCCAAGATTCCTGCACACCACGCACCCGAGCTCGGCGACCCTGTTCATGTACCGCTTTTCGTCTGCGGTGCTCATAGGGTCTTGGCCTCATAGCGACGGCTGGCCTCGATGCTTCTCCAGCATTCAATACGGGCTTGCGCCGCGACAATCAGCCATCGCAGCTTTTCTTCCTGCTCCACTGCCGTCTTTAGTCCGACCAGCACTTCCATGTAATCAGGATGGGCGTATGCCTCGCGTTCCTGCGCGGCAGATGTGGTGTGTCCCTTCAATTCAGCGTCACGCATCAGAAGGGCTTTTTTTGATTTGCGCCATTCCTCCAGGTAAACCCGGTCGGCTTTGGCTTTGGCGTAAGCGGGCGCATTGTCACGCAGATAGTCTAGCGCCCGAAAGATCGAAATTTCAGATTCATCACTCACTCATTTCTCCAGTCTCCTTGTTGGCCGCGGTTGCCGCGTTCCCATTGTTCTCGGATGTCGTTCAGCAATGTCGCAGCCGCCTTCTCGCCGCGCTTTTGGCCAATGTAGTTGAGCTGCCTGGTGACAGCTTCGCGCCCGTCATCACGCCGCATCCGTAGGAAATGGCGGACTTCGCACTGGTGCCGGTGTTCTTCCGAGCTGGTGTCCATATCATTCAGTATGGTGCTAATAGCCGCCGCGGATTTTCTTCATCTTTTCCCGGTGCTGGTGGTCGTCGCGGCACTCCTTACTGCACCAGCGGGAATTCGGGATAGGCTTCTCCCCGCATCCGTTCAGGCAAATATCTGTCTGCTCGGGCGGGGGTTGCATGACTCGCGCCGCGGATATTGCGCGTTCCGTGTCTGCCATCATTCGGTCGTTTGCAATATCTGCTTCGTCGTTCATGTCGCTAGTTCCTTGTCAAAATGGGATGTCGTCGTCCATGTCCGCCAAGTTGCCGGCGGGTTGGCGTTGTGGTGCCTGGCGCGGTGGTGCCGCCTGGCGCTCTTGCTGTTGTGGCTGTTGACGTGGCTCGGAGCGCTGTTGCTGTTGGCCACCGCCGGCGAACTCAAGATCGAGCACGCTGGCCGATAGTGTAAAGCCAGGTGTGCCATCATTCTTTTGAAATGTGCGAATGTGGGGATCTTGCAACGTGGCCACGATCGCCACACCCTTGACCAGGTACTCGTGCAAGGATTCCGCACGCTTCCCGTAGATAGCTGCGTCCACCCACTGCGTCGGGCGGTTCCCGTCCTGACCTTTCTTGCCGTAGTTAAACGCCAGCGCTAAGTTGCAGATCGGCGTTCCGTCTGCGGTAAACCTCAATTCACTGTCGCGCCCGAGGCGGAATAAACCTGTCAAATGTGCCATTTACTTCTCCTTGGTTGTTTGCCGCCTTAAAGGGCGGTCAGTATGGATGCTGCCTTCTTGACGTGCTCCATTGCGTCCAGGACTTTCGCCCCGATCTCTTTGCTAGTTTCGGACGTTTTGCTTGCTTGCAACTGCGCCAGCTTCAAAAGGCCATCGGTTCCGGCCTTGCTGCTTGCGTCCACGCGGATCCCCGCGACGTACATGGTGTAGATCAAGATCCGCACAGGGCGCGGAATGGATTGCACCTGCTCGTAGCGACTGCCGCCCGATTGCGTGATGCCCAGGGCGTTCCAAAACGCCTTCTGCGTGAGGCCAGCTCGCTCGCGCAGCGCTTTGGCGACCTCTCCGGTGATCTCTTTTTCTGTTGTGACGATCATAGGTGTGCTCGTATGGTGTGAAAACCAGACCATTATATCCGATATGATGGTTGCGTAAAAGGGTTTGTGGTGCAGAATGCGAACGGGCAATAACAGAAAGCTAGTAAATGGACGGTCTGAACCGGAGATATTTTGAGAGCCTTATGCAGGCCAAGCGTTTGTCTCTCCGCGCCCTGGCTCAGCGAATGGGGATGTCTCACTCGCAACTGAGCCTGACCTTCAACGGCGCTCGCAAGCTACAACTCGATGAAGCCTCTCAACTGTCAAACATATTTGGCGAGCCCCTGTACAGGATCGTCGAGAACGCTGGCGTTACCGTCCGGCCGATGACAGGCAAGCGGATTACTGTCGTGGGAGTGGTCAAGGGGGATGGCACTGTAGCCCTGCACGATGCCGGCGTAGTCGAGCGCGCTCAAGCGCCAGAGGAGCTTCCAGCGGAGTCGGTTGCCGTTCAGTGCCGCACTCATGGCACGCCCCTGGAATGGATGGACGGCTGGCTGTTCTTCTGTCGCGAGGAAACCACGGTCGATCAGTCTTGCCTCGGCCGCTTTTCGCTATGCCAGATTACGGACGGCCCCGGTGTGGTGGCGACGGTAAAGCGCGGCTACCAAGAGGGCACGTTCAATCTGTTCGGCCCATTCACGCGCGAAAACGTCACTCTAAAATCCGCGACGCCGATACTCATCACTAGGAATTAGTAATTTCCCCGCGAGCTGCAAAGTACACTTTCATACAGCAGCGGTTCTTTTTTACGAAATAATGGTTGCATTTCCGAACCGATGGTATGATAATGACATCACTGCCACTTGAGGCAGATGTCTAAAGCCACCGGAGAACCACATGAAACGAGAAATCATCGCCTTTGAAACCGAAGCCGAATGGCTGGCCATGCGCCGCCAGGACGTGACCTCAACCGAAGCGGCCGCACTATTTGCGTCCTCGCCCTACGTCACCGAATTCGAGATGTACCATCGCAAGTCCGGCACGCTGCCGGGCGACAGCTTTGAAGCCAATGAGCGCATGGTCTGGGGCAATCGTCTTGAGGCCGCCATCGCTGCCGGCATCGCTGAGGATTACGGCCTGATCGTCGTGCCCTTCAAGGTTTACGTTCGGATCCCCGAGCTGCGCATGGGCTCATCCTTCGACTTCAAGATCGTCGGCATCGTGGAAGGCTTTGACGGCGACGAGAGCGCCCGCGATATGTTCCGCGCCCATGGTGCCGGCATCATGGAAGTGAAGAACGTGGACGGCTTGCAATTTAAGCGCGGCTGGCTTGAGGAAGGCGAGACGATCGAAGCGCCCGTACACATCGAATTCCAGGTTCAGCACCAATTGGAAGTTGCGGATCTGAATTGGGCGCTGATCGCCCCCCTGGTAGGCGGCAACACACCGAAGGTTGTCATCCGTGAGCGCGATCGTGACGTGGGTGCGGCCATCATGGAGCGCGTGACGACCTTCTGGAAGCGCGTCATCACCAACACGCCGCCCGAGCCTGATTACCTGAACGATGCCGAGACTATCGGACAGCTTTACGTCGATAACGATGGTTCAGCTATCGACCTGTCCGATAACGCGACACTCATCGCCAGGTGCATCGAGTACAAGCAGGCCGCCAAGGAAGCTAAGGACGCAGACGATCGCAAGAAGGCCGCTCGCGCGGAGATCCTGACGATCATCAAGGCGGCTAAGAGCATCACCACTCAGGGCTTCAAATTGTCTGCCGGCACCAATAAGGCGGTGTTCAAGGCCTACCGTAAGGAAGCAGGCGAGCGCCTGACGATTACGCTCAGCCAGACCAAACCCGTAGACATTGAGGCGAACGTCGCGCCTTTTCGTAACGTCCGCATCACGGAGCTTGCATAATGGATCACTACATCCTCGTCGAAAACATCCGCCCCGAGCCAGGAAAAGCACAAGCGGCCATCAAGGTGCTGCGCTCGTTCCTGAGCGAAGAACGCGCACTGGAGGATCTGGAGCTGTTGAGCGACACCAATGAGCAAGGCAGCTACAGCGTGTTCAAGATTCAGCACATCGACACTTAATCGCACCATTCAATCCCAAACGGAGTCAAACAAATGAACGCACCAGTCAACGCCATGAAGGATCTTCGCGCCACGCTCGAAGGCCCAATGCGCCTCGAAATCGCCAAGGCGCTTCCCAAGGACATCGAGCCCGACCGTTTCATTCGCACCGTCATTACCGCCGTGCAGATGAACCCCAAGCTGATCGACGCTGACCGTCGCAGCCTGTTCGGCGCGTGTATGCGTGCCGCCCAGGACGGCTTAATGCCTGACGGGCGCGAGGCCGTGCTCAACATCTACCCAACCAAACTCAAGGAAGGAGGGAAGGAGTATTGGGTAGACGTCGTGCAATTCCTGCCGATGGTACGCGGGCTGCTCAAGGCCATGCGCAACTCGGGCGAGGTGGCCTCAGTCGATGCGGCCGCGGTCTACGAGAAGGACGAGTTTGCCTTCGAGCGCGGCGACGAGCCCCGCATCGTCCACCGCCCTTACATGGGAGCAGACGAGGCCGGCGACGTGATTGCCGCCTACGTCATCGTCAAACTGAAGAACGGCGAGACGCACCGCGAAGTAATGTCCAAGCGCGATATCGAGAAGGTACGCGCCGCGTCGAAGTCTGCGAACGGCCCCGGCTGGACGAAGTGGTATGACCAGTTCGCCATCAAGTCTGCGATCAAACGCGCCTACAAGCTCCTGCCGTCGTCCTCTGATCGCCTCGATCGCGTCATCGAGCACGACAACGACGCCATGGGCTTCGACGCCTTTAATCAGCGTGGCATGACCGCGGAGATCCCCGCGCAGCCCGTCAAGCAGATTGAGGCCGATCCCAACAAGTCGTCGCGCCTGTCCTCTCTCATCAAGAGCAAGCAGCCGGTCGAGGCCGCACAAGAGCCTGACGAGGTTCCCGAACAAATGCAGGCTGCGGAGTGATGGCCATGACGAAACGAATGACAGAAGTGGATCTGGCCAAGCGCCTCGAAATCTCGACGCGCACACTTCAACAGTGGCGGAGGGCGGGGATCGGCCCCGCCTTCATCCGGATCGGGCAAAATACAATCCGGTACCGCGAGGAAGATGTGCTCGCCTACGAGGAAAGCAAACTCGAAGGCGGCGCTCCCGTCGCTGAGCCTGAAGGCTGGCGGCAGGCCATGAAGCGAGCCGCCTCCTTTCTCGACCAGATCGCCAAGTGGAAGATCCAGTCTGACACGAAAGCCAGGATCCAGACGCTTAGCGCCGATCTCAAGCGCCTCTTGGAGAAGAAGCCATGAATTGCTTGTGCAAGTCCTACGCGTTTCCGCATCGCCCCAAGTCGGGGCGGTGCATGGCCGTCGATCATGGACCGTTCTGCGGCGAATGTGGGAAGGCCTGCGATACGCGGGAAGTTGACCAGGGCATCGGCGCTTACGAAGCCTGGGGCCACCGCGGCGTCGATACCCGCATGGCGACCGTGAGCCGCTGTTGCGAGGCCGCGGCGTATGAGGATGCAAGCCTGACAATCGAGTACAGCGAATAATCAAGGAAAGGACATGACCGAAGATCAAGCATTTGAATTGCTGGAAAAACGCCAGCGCGAGGAAAAATATTCCAAGCTCTTGCACCAGGCGCATATCGAGGCGGAGCGTTTCGTGCAGGCGCGACAGGGCGACCTGAGCATCATGACGCTTCGCAAGGCTTTTGAGCTCGGCTTTCTCGCCGGCGCGGGGAGAACAGAATGAGCATCGAAGCAATGAAGCAAGCGTTGGAAACAGAACATCGTGAAGCTGATTTCATAGATCAAGCACCAGAATCTTGGGATATTGGTCATCGAAGAAATTGGGCGCAATTGCAAGCGTCTGTTCTTGAAGTCGTCAGACTCAAAAAAGCCCTACGCCAAGCCATCGAGCAAGCAGAGAAGCAAGAGCCTGTGGCGTATGCGGCAGTAATCAACGGTGAAATAGATTGGAACGCTGATTATCCATTTAGCAATGAACCATTTACTTGTTTCGACGATGAAAATGCCGTACCACTCTATACATCACCACCACGCAACCAATGGGTCGGGCTGACGGATGATGAGATTTGGTTAAAAACAAGGGATATAAATCGTGATGAAAAAGGGTGGGGCATTAAGTTTGCCCGCGCCATCGAAGCCAAACTCAAGGAAAAGAACACATGAGCATCGAAGCAATGAAGCAAGCGTTGGATGCTTTGGAAGGCAGCCGTGTTTTGAAGGCTGATTATTTAACACTAGAAGGATACGGACACGCACAGCATTTGCATAACGCAGCCATAATCGCCCTATGCCAAGCCATTGAGCAAGCAGAGAAGCAAGAGCCTGTGGCGATTGGTTGCTATGAAGTCATAAATGAGGAAAACGAATACGAACTCGTGTACCCACCAGCAGTTCACAAATTCAAAATGGTTCCAGAATCGAGTATTGTCCAAACTTTTTACACCGCACCACCCAAGCGTGAATGGGTCGAACTGACATTTGAAGGGGCAATGGCAATCGCCGCTGACTTTGGTGAGATGGATTCACACAAGGAGCAATACCTGTTCGTTCAGGCAATCAACGCCAAACTCAAGCAGATGAATACATAAGCACACAACCAGAAGTATTTTCATTACCTAATCCATTATCAAGGAACTGATATGACAATCAAGAATCAAAGCGGGTTTGCTTTTCCACTCAATTACCAGCATGGCGGCCATCCAATGCGAGTCTATCCAGGTAGCGGCGGGGCTGACCTCATGAGCGGCGGCGGTTATGGCGGCGGCGGAGTCAATTACGGGCTCACCAAGCGCGAATATTTTGCGGTCGAAGCTATGAAAGGGCTTTTGTCCGGCAACGAAGTGTCCGTCGAATTCGCAGCCATGACACTCGGAATCCCGGTCAAGCAATACAATCCGCTCGTTCATTGGGTGCAGTACATCGCCAAACGTGCGGTCGCCCATGCTGACGCCCTGTTTGATCGCTTGGACGCCCCCGAACCTGCGGAGTCGCTCATCCCAGAAGAAACTATCGCCACACCTTCGCCAACAGAAGCGGCGCGTCCGATTGAACCAGTTGAAGGAATGTACCAGCAAGACGAAACGGGCGAAACTTAAATGTTCACTGGCGGCGAATGGCAGCTCGTTCAAACCGCAAAAGGCGGCGAAGGCGGCATGGCGGACACACCGCCAACACGCGGCGACGTCATCTTGGGCGGCGTGCTCTACTCGCCCGACCATCCAGACTACGAGGAAATGCGCCAGAAAGCAGTTTGCAAATTCCAGGAGAGTTTCAAATGATTACCATTGTCACAGCGGGCGGAAAAGGCGGTGGCATTTCCGGGCAAGGCGGCGCGGGCGGTCCCGTCATCATTACATACGAAGGCGCTCCGAAATTTATTGGCGGAACCATCAAATTCGAGAACGGCGTGACAACCCATACCTTTAATGGGAGCGCAGCCTTCGAGCCCATCCGACGCAGCACGGTCGTCACCCGAATGGCCTGCAAGACGCTTTCCATTCTCGAAGCGCTCAACATCGTGCCGAAACTTCTGGCGATTCAAAACTGGTGGTCGGCGCACAAGGCGAGCGACGCGGCGCGGGGCATTAAATCCGGCGGAGGTGGCTGCTGATGAACACACAACCAGAAGCATTGCGCTTGGCTGATGTACTTGATCGTTACGCACATGGTGACGATTTCCAAAGACCTGTAGAAGCGGCGATCAGAGAACTACGCCGCCAACATGAGGAGATCAAATGCGAGGAACGGCGCTTTAGTGATCTGTGGGAACAGTTTGCTGCGCTTGATAAAAAGAATCAGGAGCTACAACGGGACTTCGACAGCGTACTGAACCAAGCCTTTAAAGACCAGAAAGACGCTGAGCGTTATATGCACTTGAAGTGGGTAATTGCCGAGGAACCAATCTATTTCCTAAAGCTACTTGATAAAGCAGATGATCAAATTGATCAGTTAATGGACGAACGAATTAGGAGTTATGACGAATGAAACCATTTGACCTAGAAGCCGCCAAGCGTGGCGATCCGATTTGTACTGAAGACAATAAGCCACTTCGTTTTATTTGTTTCGATGAGGTAAGCAACAGAATTGTCTATGGGTATGAGGGCAAGCGAATTGCTCATACGGATTTTATGATTGCCAACACTTGTATCTTCATGGCTCCAAAGAAGCGCACTGTTTGGGTGAATCTTTACTTACCTGCTTCTGGTTGTGTGGTTGGTAAAGCCAATCACTATGAATCAGAACGTGATGCTGACTTCGGTACTGGGAGATTCTCTCGAATCGGCAACAAGGCTTACCCTGTGGAGATTGAAGAATGAACCAGCGCATAGGAACTTGTAGTTTATGCGGAGGTGCTGTCACTACGTACTTTGGAGCTTATGGTGGAGTAACTCCGCCAAATCCGTCGTGTGAGGGGTGCGGTGCTATTTACGGCAATCACCACAATCAATACGCCGGCTGCTATCCAATTCTACCGATGCAGCCAAAAACGCTCCCTATAAAGATCGGCTACATAGAATTAGGTGGCGGAGGTGGAGGGGGATCTCTTGGTTCTGTGCCTGGGCGTGAGGGTCAATGGCTAACGGATGAGGACAAGAAAATTCTGGAAGCAGTGCGCAATGAATTGGGCAGTGATTGTGACGACGGCAATGCACCGGGTTGTGGTCACAGCATCCCCGGCATTTGGGACAGTGATAACGGTGCTCGCGCCGGAAAGCCTTGCGCTTGGTGCTTAACTTGGAAAAAGTTTACCGACATCATTGATAGAGAAGCAAAACGCAAGGATGAAACAACATGACAGCATGGGGCAACACCACTGACCGGATCTTGTTGCTTCTCCAGGACAGAGAGCTCACTAAAGTTGAAATTTGCAAGGCGCTTGAGCTAGATCATGACGCCGTTTCAAGCGTCCTGACCAGGCTTAAGCGTCCGTCCAAGCGATTCGGCAAGCGCATTTACATCTGCGACTATGTTCGCGCCGTGAATGGCCAGAAGCATCACATTCGTCCCGTGTTTACGGCCGGCAAAAAGCTAGACGCGCGACGCCCCGAGGCGTTTTCTGCGAAAGTGCGATCGCTTACATACTATTACCGCATGGTCGCCAAGCGGCGCAACAACAGCATTTTCAACATGGCTTTAACAAACAGAGAGATTTTCAAGGAAGCAGCATGAGCAAATACGAGAAAAATCATTTACCCCGCGGGCAGATCAGATTGATGTTATTGGATTTGGCAAAGTCATTTCCCGAGATTCTTGAGCCGGCCATGGCCATGATCGACGCGGCCGAAAAAGACACATTCGACAACATCGTGCGAGCTCTCATCCAGCTCAAACCATCGACGTCGCGAGAGCTTTGCAAGCTATCAGGATTCAGCCTCGATGAGCTCTCCAAGAAAGTCAGGATGATGCACGAGCGCGGCGAGGTCCACGTCGCAGCCTACAAGGCCGAGGGCGGCTGCAAGTTTAAAAAGAAAGTCTATGCCTGGGGCGCTGGCGTCGATGCCGAGTACCCTTACCTGGTGGAGAAGCCCAAAGAGCCCGCTTCGTCCAAAGAGCCCAAAGCGCCCAAAGAGCCAAAGACGCCGAAAGCCGAGAGGAAGCGCAAGGTCGAGCCGCCACAGCGCACGGTCGTCGTGCCCGCCCGCGACGTCGCGGCCGCCTGGTTCTAGTGGTTGCAAAATCGAACCATTTGGGGCTTTATCGAACCGCAGCGATTCGAGAGGCACCCAATGGAACGACTGTTACGCCTGCGCGAAGTGATCGAGCGCACCGGCCTGGCCAAGTCCACGATCTACCGCAACGTCAAAGCGCAGATGTTTCCGCAGCCGGTCAAGGTCGGCGCGGGATCGTCGCGTTGGCGCGAATCTGAGCTCAACCAGTGGGCGGCGCGGCTGCGTCCAGGTAATCAGACCACCACTGCATGATCTGGCGTCGGCCGGGCAGCCACTCGGCCGAGTTGTAAGCGCCGCGCACGTCATTGCCTTCGACGTGCGCCAATTGCCTTTCGATATGGTCGCGGTTGAAGCCGTGCTCATTGAGGATTGTCGAGGCCATGCCGCGGAACCCATGCACCGTCAGGCGCGAGTGATAGCCCATGCGGTAGAGGGCAAACAGCATGGTGTTTTCGCTCATCACCCCATTCTTGCCGCGCGACGGGAACAGGTAACGACTTTCGCCGGCGTGCTCGCGGATCCTGGGCAAGAGGTCGGCGGCCTGGCGCGACAGCGGGACAATGTGCTCGCGCCCCATCTTCATGCGCTCGGCCGGGATCCGCCAAAGATCGCCTTCGAATTCCGACCATGCGGCGAACCTGACTTCGCTTGTGCGCACGAAGGTGTGCAACGTGAACAGGATCGCCAAACGCGTCTGCTCACTGCCATCATAGGCGGCGATCTTGCGCATGAAGTCGGGGATCTCGGCGTCGCGGATCTTGGCGAAGTGCTGCACCTTGGGCTTGGGCTTGAGCGCGTCAGTCAGATCGGCGGCCGGATTGTGCTTGGCGCGGCCTTCAGCGATCGCGAACCGGAACACGGCGCTGATCGACTGGCGCAAGCGCTTGGAGATGTCCAGGGCTCCGCGTTCCTCGACCGTGCGCAGCAACGTCAACACGTCGGGCGGCTCGATGTCGTCGATCGCCCGTTGCCCGATGACCGGGAACACGTCGCGCTCAAGCCGGTTCAGCACCCGGAAAGCGTGCGCCTCGACCCATTCGGACTTCTCCTTGTCGTGCCAGCGGCGGGCGAATGATTCGAACGTCCTGGATTGCTGCGTTTTCGCCTGCTTCTCGATTGACGGATCCCGCCCGGCCGCCAGGAGCCGCTTGGCCGCCAGTCGCCGCTCGCGGGCTTCGGCTAGGGTAATGACCGGATACGCACCGATGGCGAGCGTCTTTTGCTTGCCGCCAAAGCGATAGGCGAGCCGCCAGAGCCGCGAACCGTTCGGGTTGACCATAAGGTATAGGCCTTCGCCGTCGGCGAGCTTGTAGGCGGTTTCCTTCGGCTTGGCGTTGCGGCACGACATCTCTGACAGGGGCATTTGTTGGTATCGCTTTCAGCTTGGCCGCGTTGAGCACCAACAATACCAACACCGATACCAACATCAAGACGGGAAGCCCTTGCACCCCTTGGGACGGGGTGAGACGCTAAACCCTTGAAACTGCTGGAGGTCGGATCTGGATGGGACGAAAAAAAACCCCCATGGAGGGGGTATTGGTAGCGGGAGAGGCTACGGAGCTAAGCGGCTATCGCGCTGAATTCACTGACGATTCTGCCCTGCCTGTCCGGATTCATACCAACAAAAATACCAACAGAAAAAGAGACGCTAAGACACTGAATGGGTCTGGTGCGTGGTAGCCCTGAGACTTTCACTCAGGCTGCGCTTGTCCCGAAGTTACGCGCTGGCTTCACCCCTGAACAAGGTGCAACAGCATCTTACCATTCCATCCGGAAAAAACCCCCCACCGTGAGGCAGGGGGAAAAGCCGCTTGAGTGGCCCCGGAGAAGATCGTTACTGCTTGCCATGCCCTAATTTCTGGATCCACTGGTAGCAGGTGTTTGCGTAGGCCGCAGCTTCATCGGCTCGGCGGGCTTCGGAAAGAAGTAATCCCTCAAGTTGCTTTGAAAGCTTGACGCCGGCGGAGGGCTTAGCAGGACTGCCGGCGGGGACGGGATTGCCGGGCACGGCGCAATTACTTGCGGCGGCGTGACGGTCGTACAGCCCACTGTACTCAGAAGCGAGGCGCAGATTATCAGCCAGCGCATCATCAAGTTTCGTTCGGATCTCATTGCTTGCTACCTCCAATTGCTGCGCGATTCGGTTGTGTTCGCGTTCGGCGTCGATCGCCTTGAGCGTTGCCTGGTGCAGCTTGTCGGCAGCGTCTATCCTCATCGTCGCTAGGACGGTCTGGTACTTCGATTCCTTGTAGTCGGCCGTCACCCACCAGGCCGAAGTCGCGCCGGCGACGAAAGCCGCGCCAATGGCGATGATAGTGGTCTTGAGATCAAGCATTTGGCTTCTGCCATTTGTCATCGACCGTCGCAAAGCCGATGTACGCGCCGACCACCGAGCTCACGAAAAGCAGGTACGGCACGGCGATGGCCACCAGCGGGTCAGCTTCGCCGGCCAGAGTCGCCGCAAAAAGCAAAACGGGGAATGACACGCCCGCCCATAAGCAGATCCATGCCATCTTCCGGCGGTTGCGCCAGCGGTCGGCATCGGTCATATCGCTACCCGATTATCAAACCACCCGAAGGTGAACGTCTCATTGGCCTGGCGGGCTTCCGAGATCTCGATGTAGCGAGCGCCCTGGAGGCTGTTCAGCGCCCGAAGCATGACGACCTCGCCACGCTTGCCGCGCAACTTCAGGTAAGAGCGCAGCGTGGCGACAGACTTTCCACCGATGACGCCATCGACAATGAGATCGGCATAGTCGGCCTGTTGGCGGTTGAGGGAATTAAGCGCGCGCTGCAAGAAGGCTCCGGCCATGCCGGTGCCCATGTTGACGCCCGTATCAAAAAGCTCGTCGGCGATCGGCTCGGACAATTCCGCGATCGGGTCGAGGCTCAAGACATTCCAGAATCGTTTGCGGTAGATGTCGTGCGCCACAGACAGCGGCAGGAGCGGCATTGCGCCGATGTAGCCATGCTGGCGTGCGACCGCCTCAGTGACGCCGTAGCGCGTCGCGCCACCCAGATCATCCTTGTGATTGCCGTAGTCGCCCTCGATCAGCACGACCTTGGCGAAAGCGCGTTCAAATGCACCCATGTCAGCACCCCTTCCTGATCTTCCAGAGAGCTTCCAGCACCGCCAGCGATCGGCCGCCCATGTATCCGGATATGGCTGTCATGGCGGCGGTGTAGAGCGGCTGAAAACCTGCGTGTTCGCAGAGATAAAACGTGACGATTCCAACAAAACCAGAAGCAAGCAGCTCGAAGAAAACCATTCTGGCGATCTGCCCCCAAGTCTTGCCTTCGAATATACTTTCTCTGACTACCCTCACGACCCCACCCCACATGGCTAGTAGTAAAACCCACAAGTAAGTGACGGCTGAATATGAGGACGGATCTTTGGCTATATCCGTCGCGTTTTTAAGCTCCTCGTTCATTGCAGCCTCAGATCGTTTTAACTTGGTAAGATTTTACTTTGCGTGGTGCGATTTTGGAACCGCTAATTTAGCGCCGGATCCTTCTCCCCCCTGGCTCCATGGGGTATGAATTAGTGCAGCGCAGTACTGATTGGTGCGAAAGGCGATTCCGGCATGGTCAACACCACCCCAAGACGCAAAGGTTCGGCCAATGCGCCGCGCCCGAAAGTCGCCAAGGACGGCACGCCATGGTCAAAAGGCGACCCGGAAAAGAAGATCGGTTTAAACACCCCGATTCCGGAGCCGCTGATGCTGCAACTGGATTGGCTGATCGAAAACAAGGTGATTTATTCCAAGGCCTCGTTCATTCGGGACACGGTAAGCAAGGCGGCCGAGGAAGCAATCTCACGCCACCACAGGGTTAGAGAGGCCATAAAGCGCATCGAGGCCGAAGATCGCCGCAAGTGATAGGATTCTCCCATGCGTGATCCCCGCCCAAACGATCCCGAGATGGCCTATCAGTTTCCGACACAGGCCAGTTTCGACAAGCGCGTCAAGATTGCTAGGCTTGGCGCACTGTTCATGGTCGTGTCGATCCTGATCCCCGTCCTACTCATCATCCTCCGATAGACCAAACACCCCGCGAAGATCGTTCGCCGCGCCGCGAGCGTTCTTGCGTTCGCGCCCCCAGGTAGATTTCACGCCGTCGATCTCGCGCATGATCCGATTCTGCAAGGCCTTGTTGCCGATCTTGATGATCTGCTCAGGGCTTGCCTTCTGATTGTGCTTGTCGATCTCGGTGTAGATCTCGGTGATCCGCTGATCCAGCTTGCGTAACTTCGCCTCGTCCTTCTCGCCTTCCATGGCGGCCATGGTGCGGGCAAGTTTGGCCG